ATTCTTGTCGTATCGGTCGAAGTGTTCCAGAGCGTTACAGCTCCGGGCAATCAGATCATGAGCGATTCATTTCAGCCATCGCCATTTATCCTTGGCCGCAGCTTAAGCAATCGCATCATTGGACTTCTCGGGCCATTCATCGAAGTCGAAAATATGTGTCTATGACAATTGAAGCCGACGTGCGAACACCATTGCAGACCACTCTTTCGACCATTGCAGCCAATGTCTATAACGGCATTCCAGAGGCAATGACCAGCCCATCGATTGTCTTGGTTTGCGGTTCGCCATATTTGGAAAGCACTCTCATCAATGGATCCACGACAAAAGTCAAAATCAATTTTCTCATCACAGGCGTCGTTGGTTATTCCAGCAATGCCGCAGCTTTGACCAATCTTGAAGATCTCATGATTGCAATTATCTCAACCATGCCCGGCGGCTATGTCGTCGGCGATGTCAGCTCACCCGTACCTTTGGAAGTCGGAACAGGAAAATTCTTGACATCCGATTTGCAAGTCTCAACGTATTACACCGACTAAGGAGAAAACTCATGGCAACAACAATCATCACAGGCAGAGATATTCACTTCACAATCGACAGTGATGATTTCGATGCCCAAGCAATGTCGGCGACTTTGACAGTCGATTCGACAATCAATACATATCAAACACTTGACGGAAAAGCCTATTACACCACCGACACTCAAGGATCATTTGCCGTTGAAATGCTTGCCGACTGGGGAGCACCATCATCGCTTTGTGAAGCTCTTTGGACGGCTGCAACAAGCGCACCACAAACTGGACTTCCAGTTGTATTTGTGGCCGACACTGGTGCATCATTTGCATTTAATGTTCAGCCAATCTTGCCATCTGCCGGCGGTACAGCACCAGATGCTCAAACAGTATCGCTTGCATTCACTTGCGTAACCACGCCAGTGCTAACAATCAGTTAATCAAAGGAGACCGGGAGCATGAAACTCAATATCGAAGTCACTTACCAAACCGGAGAAGTCGCAACCTATACGGCGGCTCCACCGGAATGGCAAAAGTGGGAGCAAAAGACTGGATTTACCATCCAACAGGCAGAGGAGAAAATCGGAATATCTGATCTCTTATTTTTAGCTTACAGCTCGATGAAGCGTGAGAATGCCGGCAAGCCGGTAAAATCTTATGAGATTTGGTGCGAAGGCGTTGCAGATATAGGAGCCGGGAACGCAGACCCAAAAGTTACGCCGTCGGAAGTCTTAGCCGAATAGTTGTTGAGCTTGCACTGGCAACAAATATCCCGATGAGTGAGTGGACGACGGCGGAACAGATTTTGACGGCGATGGAGATATTGGAGAAGCGCAATGGCAGATGACACCATCGGCTGGGATAAGAGTGATTTAATTGGTGTCACCAAAGCATTAAAAGCAATGGGCGATGAGGCAACGGATCAAGCCAAAATTGCAAGCTCATCTTTGGCAACTTATGTCCAAGGCAAAATCATCGAGGCATCCGGTCGCACTCGCAACCGGGCAGATGACATTATTGCCGCCGGATCGCGTGTCTCCAAATCTTCTAAGATTGGAGAATTGTCATTTGGCTTTGTCTCTCAAAAATTCTCAGGCGGTGGCACGACTCAGCAACTTTGGGGCGGCTATGAATTTGGATCAAACAAATTCAAACAATTTCCAATTTGGTCGGGTAAAGAAGGCCGTGGATCTCGCGGCTGGTTCATCTATCCAACACTGCGAGCCGAACAGCCAAATATCATTGCTCAGTGGGAAGATTCATTTTCTAAGATATTGAAGGAGTGGTGATGGCCGGACAAAGTAGAACGCTCAAACTCTCCATTCTCGCAGATGTAGATCAACTCAAAAAATCACTGAATACTGCCAACAATGACGTTGAAAATTCAAGCTCGAAATTGGGCGATTTTAGCAAGAAGGCTGGATTGGCATTTGCTGCCGCCGGTGTTGCCGCCGCCGCTTACGCTGGTAAATTGCTGATCGATGGCGTCAAAGCGGCAATAGAAGATGAAGCTGGGCAAGTCAGATTGGCTAATGCTCTCAAAAATACTGTAGGTGCTACCGATGACGCAATTGCGGCGGCAGAAAAATACATTCTTAAACAATCTTTGGCCACAGGTGTTACTGATGATGAATTGCGTCCAGCACTTGAACGGCTGACAAGATCTACAAAAGACATTGCTGAAGCGCAAAAACTCACCAATTTAGCTTTGGATATTGCAAAAGCAAAAAATCTTGATGTCACAATCGTTGCAAATGCTTTGGCAAAAGCCAACGATGGTCAAACAACGGCATTGAAAAAACTGGGAATTACCCTGGGTGATAACGCCACAAATTTGGGTGACTATAACAAACTTCAAAAAGCATTAGAAAAAGCGCAACTTGAAGTTAATTTTGCTCTTGATGAATATGGTCCAAAATCAAAAGAATATGTGTCAGCAACAGAAAAAGTTGCAGAAATTACTGAAAAATCAAATGCTTTGGCTATGGCTGGGATTGATATCTTTGGCGAATTAGGAAAAGAATTTGCAGGAGCGGCCGCCGAAGCTGCCGATACTTTTCAAGGCAAAATGGCCAGATTAAACATTGCATTTGCAGAAGGCAAAGAGACAGTCGGATCATTTGTGCTTGATGCAATAACGCCAATGGTGACAAGTTTTGTTGATGATGTAGTGCCAGCCGTTGCAGCATTTGCAGAAGAAATTGGTCTCAAACTTCAACCCATTATTACATTTCTTTCAGATTATATTAAAGAAACATTTATTCCAACCCTTAAAGCTATTTGGTCATTTTTGACCGATTTTTTGATTCCAATAATTACAACAATTTTTGGGCCGGCCATTGAGGAACTAAGAAAAATATTTGTGAAAGTACAAACGGCAATTGCTAAGAATACAGATGAATTGCAACCTTTTTATGATCTTATGAAAGCAATTGGTATATTTGCAAGAGATACTTTGGCACCTATTCTCGGAACAGTTTTACATGGCGCATTTAAGGTTTTAGGAACAATCATTTCTGTAGCTGTTGATGGATTCACGGGAATTGTTAAAGCCGTTGATAACACAGTTAAAGCTGTAAAAGCATTTATTAAATTGATGACAGACAACCCAATCACTCGGTTTTTTGGCGGCGGCTCAGCAAATGATGGCAAATCCAAAGGCTTGGTGGCCAGCGTTGATTTAAGCACCGGGGATTTATCTGGAGTAAGTGGATCAACTGGAGACATGACAGTCACCGGATCCGGTTCCGTCGCAGATTTGCGAGCACTTGACAATGCTCAAGCTGCGTCGGTTATCAATGTGACAGTCAATGGGGCAATTGATCCAGAAGGCACATCACGCACAATCGTCGATGTACTTAACAATTCTTACTATCGTGGCACTGGCGGTGCTGGGAATCTAATAGCGGTATGAGCGTATTTAATCCAGTCTGGCGCGTGACGATTGGCGGCGTCCAGTATCAGACGTCCATTCTCGCCAATCTAACCATTACATCCGGGCGCACCAATATCTATGAACAAGCCCAAGCCGGTTACACCAACATCGAGCTGATTAACCTAGATCAAGCAAATGTCATCATTTCAATCAATGATTCATTGAGCATTGAGCTGCAAGATTCAACGGCCACATTCATTCCAATTTTTGGCGGTTCAGTCGTTGAGGTTGGCATCTCAGTGGCAGAACTTGGCAATGTTGCTTACGCCCAGCGCATCAAGATTATTGCTCTTGGTGCTTTGGCCAGATTGCCCAAGGCTTTAACTAATGGCGTATTGACTCAAGATTTTGACGGCAATCAAATTTACAAAATACTCAAAACTGTTTTATTTGCTCAATGGCAAGCGGTACCAGCCGCGCTGCAATGGAATACTTTTAATCCGGCAACTCAATGGCAGAATGCTCAAAATACCGGACTTGGCGAGATTGACCAGCCGGGCAATTATGAGCTTGCGCAACGATCATCGAGCCGAACTGATGTCTATTCACTTGTCTCAGGACTCGCCAATAGCGGCCTAGGTTATATTTATGAGGATGCGCAGGGGCTTATCTCATACGCCGATTCGACACATCGCACGACTTATCTGGCCACCAATGGATACGTTGATCTCTCGGCCAATAATGCTCAAGGCTCTGGCCTTAGCATCCAGCAACGCACCGGAGACGTTCGCAACACCATTACGCTTAAATATGGCACAAATTCAACATCTGAAGTCAGTGCTACCGATACGGCATCGGTTGGCTTATATGGCCAGCTTGCTCAGATATTTACGACGACAGTCAAACATCAAGCCGACGCCCAAGATCAAGCCGACTTCTATTTGGAGCTTCGCGCTTATCCTCAATACAATTTCAATTCCATCACATACCAGCTCACCAATCCAGAAATCGATGATGGCGATCGAGACTCACTGATCAATGTATTCATGGGGATGCCGGTGGCAATTGCCGACTTGCCGCTCAATATGTCATCCGGTACATATCTGGGCTTTGTCGAAGGCTGGACATTTCAAGCCGCTTACAACCAAATCAGCGTCTCACTCAATCTCTCGCCATTGGCATTCTCACTTCAAGCCATGAGGTGGAATGACGTGCCGATTGTCGAAACATGGAATTCAATCATACCGACGCTAGACTGGGAACACGCGACGCAGGTCGCATAAGGAGAAAAGATGAGCAATCCAACAAGCAATTTCGGCTGGCAGATGCCTACGGCGACCGATCTCGTAACTGATTTACCAGCCGATTTTGAAGTCTTTGGACAAGCTGTGGACACCGATTTCGTAGATCTTCTTGGTGGCACTACTGGTCAAGTGCTATCTAAGACATCAGCAACAGATCTCGATTTTACTTGGGTCACAGCTAACCCGGGCGACATCACTGGCGTCACGGCTGGCACTGGTATTTCAGGCGGTGGCACATCGGGAACAGTCACAGTCACCAACGACATGGCTACAACAATTACAACAAATGGTGATCTAATTTACGGAACTGGATCGGGAACTTACACACGAAGAGCAATTGGTTCCGCCGGTCAAGTGCTTTCAGTAAGCAGTGGAGTACCTGCTTGGACAACTGCAAGCTCAGGTGCGTTGACTAAAATATCAACTCAAACATTTTCAGGGGTATCTACTGTCACTTTTGATTCACAATTTACAAGTACATATAAATTATATCTTGTAAGTGCAACTAAAATTATTACAACAAGTCCATACGCGACTGCTACTTTTAGATTTAGAAAAGGCGGAGTAACAGCAACGGCCGATTATTTTGGTTCGCAAGAATACTTACCATTCAATTATAGCGGTTATGCACCTATAAACACTTTCAACGCAAATACTGCCAACTTGAATTATGTACAGTCAGATAATCGATCGGGTTCTGCAAGCATGTACATTACAAATGTAGGAACTGGCGCAGGAGATAGACCTACAATGTGGGGCAATGGTTTGACTGGTTCTAGCGGCGGGTATCATATTTTTGCAGGTGTTAACGGAAGTGCAACTACAGACTTTGATGGATTTATTGTTGATGTAGCGGGTTGTAATATGTCGGGAACAATATCAGTATATGGAGTCCAAGCGTGAAAACTAAACAACAATTTATTACAGAATACAAAACACAGTTTCCAACAATTAAAGTTGGAAGTGAAGAACTGGGCTATACCTTGTTAAAAAGTGAAGAATACGAAACAACTATTGATGAGTGGGCTGAGAAAGCACTTTACGAACAAGCAAAACAAAAGGCTATTGCCCAAGCCGCTACCGACAAAGCAGCCCTACTCGACAAATTAGGCATAAATGCCGATGAAGCCAAGTTGTTGCTGAGTTAGTGAACTCTTCTAACGGCTGGCCGGCATCTAAGGATCAGGCAGAAATTGGCATCGTGAGCATTCCCATCGAGGGAACAAAACTCAAGGTTAGATGTGCAAAGGCCGTTGCTCCATTGATTGCTGGATTTTGTAAAGAATTTCATCAGCTAATTGAACCAATTGATGAAGGTGCATTGGATGATTGGGGATACGCGTTCCGTGACGTTCGAGGCGTGCCGGGCAAGTTATCCAATCACGCATCTGGAACGGCCGTGGATCTTAATTCAAAAATTCATCCACTTGGCAAAGGTGGCACTTTCCCAATTGCCAAGGTTCCAATGATTCGCGCATTGGCTAAAAAATACGGAATGACTTGGGGCGGCGACTGGACTCGAAAAGATGAGATGCACTTCGAGATTGCATTGGGTGAAGCGAAAATCGCAGCACTCATCGGGAGCTTGAACAAAGGAGAAAACTAATGGATCAAGCGAAATCAATGCTGGCATCATGGGCAAGAAGCTCTGTTGCCGGAATGTTGGCCGTCTATATGACGGGCAATACCAATGCAAAGGATCTAGCCATGGGCTTAGTAGCTGGACTTGTTCCAATGCTGGCTCGCTGGGCTAATCCAAATGATGCAGGATTTGGCCGAAAGAAGTGAGCGTAGGCGAATGGACGGCGGTGGGTGCGCTTGTCTTAGCGGTGCTCACTGCCATCTATTCGTCAATGAAAGTCATAGTGCGATCGATAATGTCGGAACTGAGCCCGAATGGTGGTTCAAGTATGAAGGATCAAGTGAGCCGGATTGAGGCACGATTGGATCAATTGATTCTGGAAATGGCTCTCAAGAAATAGACACGCCGAGGCGCATTCTTGCCAATGTCAGCCATCAATGTCGCTCTTCTTCTGGGAGCACAAACAAGGCTCTCACGGGAGCATAAAAATGAATGAAGCATCAATTATCATCATGATGGCAATTGCCGGATTCTTATGGGCGGTGGCCGCGTATAGCGTTGGAGTTAAAGAAGGCGAGCGAAAAGGCTACGCCAGAGCGCGAGCACTAGCACGCCACGCATCATCGAGGGAAGTGAACTCATGAGCTTCTTGGATAATTATGAGGATGTTGCAGCTCGAATCCAACGATTCTGGATTGCACATCCATCGGGCAAGATCCACACAGCTATCATCGACGTCGATCTCAAGGCCGGTTACATATTGGTAGAATGCCGGGTCTATCGAGAATTTGAGGATGTCGAGCCATCTGGTATCGATTACGCATTCGGCAACGTGGCCACCTATAACGTCCAGATGAAAAAGTGGTTCGTTGAAGACACAGTCACATCGGCCATTGGCCGGGCGATTGGTTTAGTGCTGGGATCTGATAAGCGGCCAACGGCTCAAAACATGGCTCAAGTCGAACGCGTTGATTCTGCAATTCTCAGCTCATCGGCCAATGACGTTGATTTATGGCAGACACACTTTGGGGCAATTCCATCATATAAAACTCAGGAAGAAGTCGATGCCGCAGGTGTGACAAGCTTTGGCGGTGCAATACAGGCCGTCACAGCCCAGATTGGCACTGATACTCTCAAAGAAGCTCCATTGTGCTCTCATGGCCATCGTATCTGGCGTGAAGGCGTATCGGCCAAGACTGGCAAAGCGTGGGCGAACTACTCATGCGTTGAGCGAAAGCCCAATCAATGCGAGCCAATTTGGTATGTCATGGGATCATCTGGCAAATGGTCGGCGCAATTATGAGCGACTACATTGAAATCGTAAGCCGTCGAACGATGACGGCCAAAGTGCTCAAAAACATGGAAGTCGTCGAAGAATACAAGCTAGAGCAGTGCGATAAATGCTCACAGCTCAAACGCCTTGATCCATTTGGCTACCAAAAAGGCTATGACAACCTAGAGAATGTCATTTGGTTTTGCGTGGATTGCCGATGATTATGGTGCGACTTTCAAGAGCCGATGAGATTGTGGCACATACGGCCGGACTTGCTAGAGAATCAACTTATGGATCTAATCCCAAATTCCAAGGCAACAAAGGCAACTTTCACAATGCCGTTGTCATTCACTCAGAAGCTGCCGGTGCTGAGATAGCGGTTGCCCGGTATCTTGGCATTGACAATTTCACGCCAACAGTGAACACATTTAAGAATGAGCCGGATATTAACTGGGACGGCGTGGCCATCGAGGTGAAACAAACGCCACATCGTAACGGCCATTTCATCGTCAGCAATGATGATCGAGATAGCGATATGGGAATCCTTGTCGTGGGCGAATCACCGACGTATTACATCGCTGGATGGATACCGGTGGGAGTGGCCAAGCGATCACGATTTGCATCATCATCTGGCGGTTGGTGGGTCAGCCAAGTCAATCTCCAGCCCATTGAGAATCTATTAAAGAGCCATCATGCGCCAGCTTCAATTTGATTGCTCCATCTGCGCCAAGCTCTACGGGGATGGACGCAAGATGCACGGGCTAACAAAGACGGCTGAATTGACGCTTAATGAATGGTTCACACAATGCTCGGGATGCGGTGCATTTGGCATCAAGATCATCGATGATGCAATGGTGAATGGTCTTGAATAAGTTATGCACAGGCGTCATCCACAGGCTGTGGGACTCGCCCAAGATGACGCTCAATGTTGCCCGGTATTTGACTAAGGGGGTACGCTCCATACTCGCTGGCGAGCCGCTGATGCGGATAGCTCGCAGGCGAAGTCTGGTGCTATTGGCAGTGCTATGTATTGTTGGCACAACACCAGCGAAAGCAGTGTCACAGACTGATTTGCTCAAGCTCTATGCGCATTCCAGATTAGTATCAATGAATCAATTTAAATGCTTTGATGCGTTGATAACTAAAGAAAGCAACTGGAGAGTAGATGCTAAGAATGGATCTCATTACGGCATAGGCCAAATGCGCAATAACACTTACAGGCGACTAGATGGATTCAATCAAGTCGATTGGTCTATTCGTTACATTACAAAGCGTTATGGTTCGATGTGTAATGGCTGGAGATTCTTCAAGGCGAATGGTTATCACTGATGAGTAAATCGTGGGCTAAAGGTTCGAGCGCACAATGGCGCAAGATACGCGAGCGGATACTGGCCAGAGATGGATGCTGCCAGCAATGTGGAACGACCGAAGGAGCCATGCATATTGATCACATCATTCCCAAAAGATTAAATGGTGGTGATGATGAGTGGAATTTGAGGCAATTGTGCCAGAAATGCAATTTATCCAAAGGGGGTCGGTTTTTTAATTTAGAAATGACACCCCCGACTCTCCATGGGCAAGATATACCCAAAAACGTGTCACTAAGTCATGATTAGGTCGCCTCTGGTCATAGTTGGTCAAGAGACTAGCGATGACGTCTCAAATCGGCTCACATCGGTTTTAGAATCGGAATCAGCTCAAGTCTTTGGGCATGAGACGCCTAGAATCCACACGCCGCTCAATGATCTACCCAGCCGTGGCCATGAATTGATTGATTTCGCTGACCAAATCATCCCGGGCGGTTTCATGCCGTGGCAAAAATGGCTGGCAATTCAATCGCTCAAGATTAAGCCCGATGGCCGGTATTACCATCCACTCACAGTTGCAACAGTTGCCCGTCAGAATGGCAAGTCCACATACATGCTTGCCCGGATTGCGATGGGGTTATTCCATTGGGATGAGTCGTTGCAGGTTGGCTCAGCTCATCGATTGGTCACATCGTTGGAGCAATTTAGATCGCTGGTGGCCATCATTGAATCTCACGATGATTTAGCAAAGCAAGTCAAGCGAATCAGATGGCAACACGGGGCAGAAGAGATCGAGACATTATCTGGCAATCGATTCGTCATCAAAGCTGGCGGCTCGGCAGCGCGTGGATTGAGTAAGCCGGAAGTTGTCCATCTTGATGAGCTGCGTGAGATGAAAGATCTCGATTCATTTGCCGCGTTGCGCTATACGTTAATGGCGGCCAAGAATCCCCAAGTCAATTGTTTTAGCAATGCTGGAGATAGTCACAGCATTGTCTTAAATTTATTGAAAGAGCGTGGGATGGCGGCTAGTGCCGGGGCCATCGATGACATCGGTTACTTTGAATGGTCATCACCGACTGAGGTGCTCTCGATTGAGAATGCAGCATTTGCCAATCCCGGACTTGGCATCACCATTCATCCAGATAACATTAAAGCCGTTTTCAATGATCCGATTGAAGTGGTCATGACCGAAGTGTTATGCCGATGGGTGCAGACAATATCCAGCGTCGTGGGATCGGCTGAATGGGCTGAGTGCGCGGATATGGATGTCGATCTAGATCCAGAGAAGCTGACATGGCTGGCCATTGACTGCTCACCGGATCGCAGATTTGCCGCGTTAGTCGGTGCTCAGAAATTAAATGATGAAAGATTTGTAGTCAAGCTCTTGCACACTTGGGAGAACTCAGTGCAGCTTGATGATCGCGCAATCGCAAATGATGCTGCAAAATACTGCCGCGATTACCCCATTGAATTCTTGCTCTACTCACGCCGGACATCGGGCGCGGTTGCCGCCAGATTACAGCCGGCTGGAATCCCAGTCTTTGACATGGATGGCGACTATCCGCAGAGCTGCGATGAGATGCTGGGTGCTATCAATTCACAGAGGCTTCGGCATAGAAATCAAAGCGAGCTGACGACCCAGATTCTTTCAGCCGTTCAATTGCGTCGAGGTGATGGTGGATGGGTCATGGGAAGAAGAGCATCACAATCGGCAATTTGCGCCGCCGTTGCCACAGCTCTCGTCACACACTTTGCGACACGCCCAGAGACTGAATTCGACATCTTAGTGGGTTGATGCTTGACCTTTGAGAGAATTCGTGCATGGGATTCAGAGACATCTTTGTGCGAACATCATCCGTCGAATCATTGACATACGACGTCTCTGCATCTCTTGCACCGGTAACGACTCTTGATTCACTCTCCCCATTCTTTCGCGGCGGTCGTACAGCTACACGCGAAGAAGCGATGAGCGTTCCGGCAATTGCTCGCGGTCGCAATATTATCTGCTCATCGATTGCATCAATTGGACTTGAAGTGCGAGATCGCATGACCGGAATGGGCGTTGATGTGCCGCGCGTGATTCGGACACCGGATCCACGCATCCCGGGAGTGGCCACCTATGTCTGGACACTAGAAGATTTGTTATTTTATGGTTACGGCTATTGGCAGATAACGGAATTGTTTAGCGACACGCAGCGCGTTCGCAGCGTTCAAAGAATTTCGCCAGATCGCGTCACCATCAATACAAATGCAGATTCGACAGAAATTGAGTCTTATTCCATTGATGGATATACGCCGCTTCCGCTTACAGGTCTTGGAAGTTTGGTCGTGTTCTACGGAAATGATGAAGGGTTGCTCAACAGAGCTGGGATGACAATAAGAACCGGAGCCGAACTCGAGCGCGCGGCGGCCTTATATGCGCGTGAGCCTGTTCCACAAATGGTCTTGAAATCAAATGGCACAGCATTACCGGCAGATCGCATTGCTAAACTTTTGGAGTCTTGGGGTGCAAGCCGGAGAAATCGCACCACGGCATTCTTAAATGCTGATATTTCGTTGGAGACTTTGGGCTTTGATCCTGAAAAATTACAGTTGGCAAGTGCGAGAAGCTACATCGCCACAGAATTGGCCAGAGCCTTAGGAATTCCGGCCTATTTCATTGATGCTGAGACTGGATCAAGCATGACCTATTCCAACGCCAGCACGACACGCCAAACATTGCTGGACTTCTCATTGATTCCACTTATGAACTCAATTACCGAAAGATTATCAATGCCGGACTTTGTGCCATCGACGCAGCGCGTGGAGTACGCGCTCGATGATTACTTGCGCGGATCTGCATTGGAACGTGCTCAAATATATGAGATTCTCAATCGCGTCGGCGCGTTGAGTGCAGAAGAAATCCGAATTCAAGAGGAGATGATCCGATGAAAGTATTGACACCATTCACCATCACGGCAGCCGATTCAGAGGCTCGCACTATTACCGGCCAGATTGTGCAATTTGATACACCGGCGAACGCATCGACCGGCAAAGTCTTATTCAAATCCGGTTCATTGATTCCAGCATCGGTCAAGCTCAATTTGGAGCATGATGCAGCCCGGCCAATTGGGAAAAGCATCGCAATGGATCTTGCACCAGATGGAAAATCAATCAACGCCACATTTAAGATTTCAAAAACTAACGCCGGATCCGATGCCATTCAAGAGGCAATGGATGGATTGCGCGACGGCTTCTCAGTCGAAGCCAATGTCTCAGATCACGGATTTAATGAAGATGGCACAATGGTCGTCAATGAAGCCACATTGATTGGCGTGGCATTAACACACAACCCAGCATTCGATGAAGCTCGCGTCAGTCATGTCGCAGCGACTACCGAAGTCATACCAGATGCAACATCAACCGAAGGAGACGCAGTGGAACCCACTACCGAACAAACAGAAGCACCAACCGCAGAGGTGGTCGAGGCTTCACAGCACGTCGTTCAAGCTAACAAGCCAGCACCATATTTTACTTCACCACGCAACCCAATCGTAAATCTTGGGTCATGGATGGAGCATTCAATCAAGGCCAAGATCAATCCAATGTCAGAGTCTGCAATTTATATCGCAGCCACAAATGACAACTTGGGAACAAGCAACCCAGCATTTAATCCAACACGTCAGCTTGCTGAAGTCATCAACGGATTAAGCAATGGAACACGCGGTGCAATCGATGCGATTTCTCGTGGAGTATTGCCGGACGCTGGACTTCAATTTGAGATCCCAAAGATTTCTCAAATTGCCACAGTCGCAGCCGTTGCAGAAAATGGCGCGGTATCAAATACCGACGTAAATTCATCGTTCATTTCAATTC